CCCCGCGTGCAACGTCAACAGTAATAGCGTAATCGTGTTTATCTTGGGGTCTTTCATAAACATCTAATCCAGCATTAGTTTGTATAGCCTTTTCAAAGACCAGAGCTTTTAGTTTACTGGGTGAAATCAAGGTGTCAACTGATCCAAGGAACTCACACTCAAACTCAATCTTAAATTGTTGTTCTGATGTGTTGGCAATAGTTTGTTCTTTCCAGACAGCATCCCTACCAGGAACTTCTGACCAGTGAACATCAGTTGGAACATATTCGTTTCTCTTTTTCTCTGCATCAATCCACAACCTATAGAAGTGGTTCATCCCGTGAGGGGTAGAAACAATAATTACTTTCGTTGATTTACCTGAAGTGATAGTAGGATATACAGAGGCAAAGAATGCGTCAGCAACGTGATTAGGAACAAAGGCGAACTCGTCCAGAAAAAGAATGTTGAAAGACATTCCTCGGACAGCTGAAGCAGAAGTTGATGCTGCGAGTATTTTCGATCCGTTTTCCAGTTCGATGTTTCCTTTATTCCAGACCAGAATGCCTTGTTGCATCCACTTAGGTAAGTTCTCATATGCAGTAGATAACCTTGCTAATAGTTCCCTAGCAGTTGTGGCTTTGTTAGCCAGAATACCGATGTTAACACTATCATTGAAGATAGCATAGTGAAGTAGATACGACACACAGGTGGTAGACTTACCAGTCTGTCGAGGCATCTTACAGATATTAAATCTGTTATTATGAAAATTATTGATTAACTTTTCTTGAAAGTCATAAGTCCTAAAAGGTTGAAGACCATGATCAAGAGTCACGATCTTCACATAGTTTTGCGCAAAGTATACCGGATCATCTTTACATTTGATATACTCTTCAATTTGTTCTTGGGTAAACTCAATAGGTGTGTTAGCCTTTTTGAGAAGGGGATTACCCAAATATACATCATTTGACATAAATTACTCAGCAATTCCAACGACGACGTGCAGCTTTACCTCTTTCACCTGTCCAACTACGACTACGAGCACAGAAACTCTTACGACGTTTAGCTGCCTTTGAACCAGGCTTTAGTTTGGAGGGAGGAGTAGTAACAGCTGTTTTCAGGTTACCACCAGTACGTCTGTTGTACTTAGCAACTCCCTGTGCAGTCATACCTGCACCTTTGTCGGTAGGGCGTTTGTCACCAGATTTCTGAGACATACCCTCCATGTCTTCTTGCATTGCCTGTCTCCAGTTGGAGTGTTCAGAATGAAGAGCCTTGTTCTGTTTGAGACGAGAAGCTCTGTGTTTATTTCTCATCTGAGTTCTCTTTCTATTCTCATCAGACTGCATTCTGGCTTCAACTTCTTTGTTGACATCCTCAGTGATACCTGAGTCAGAAGCTGCAGTGTCTCTAACGGCGTCACTTACGTTTTCAACACTGTACTTGTCGAACATTGAAGGTCCATATGCACACTTGTCACGAGTCTCTTTCTTCTCACAGAGACGACAATACTTCTCTTCTCCTTTCTCCTCATGAATAGTCTCTTCATTAGTACCAACGTTGATATATGGATCATCATAATCAACAACAGAGTGAGAATAAGATCTTAGTTGTGATCCAGGATACATTTTATTCAGTGCAGATGCAACCTTTTGTCTGTTAGGAACAGCAGCATTGGGGAAGAATAACTTCACCATCATCATCTTACCTCTCCAACCAAAGATAACCTGATACAAGTTACCTGCCTGCATCTTGGTTCTCTCTACCTCATGAAGTTGACCACCTTTGATGGGTTCTGGTTTGATCAGATCAGTTGTCTCAATTTCAGTTGGTTTATAATTATCTTTCCACTCAGTTGTATCATAACGAGGACCATCCATCATGGCTTCAGATACACCAGCTTTTCTAAGTCTCTTTGCTTGACTCTTGTGCATTTCGACAGCCTTATCAAGTTCCTTAGCAATTCCTTTTACACTCTCAGGATTCTTGTGACTCTCCTTGACTTGTTTAGCAGACTTTTTTATATACTTTTCTTTAGTAAACTTTTCTGTTTTACCATCGTAAGTGGCAGTGACAGGTGCAGAACCTTTCACATACATTTCACCAGGAGCAGAATACTTTCCTTCATCCATTTTTTCAACTTCAGTCTCTTCTTTCTTGACACAGTTTGGATATCTCTTTCCAAACATGGTCTTCATGCCTTTCTTCTCATAACCAGCCCAACACTTCTCATCAATTACTTCAACGTCATAACCAGCATACTTTAAAGCACCGATCTGTGCCTCAGTAAGTTCAGGAAGGTTGTAGAACTCTTCCATTCCTTCTTTTTTAGTGGAGTTACCCCAGTTGGCTGCACCAACTTTACGACACTTGACTAATGCACCAGAGGCATAAGCAGAAGGCCAGACAGAATAACGGGACTTGACCTTATGATAACAGGCGTCCTTAGAACCTGAACCCTTACCCTTTTTATCCTCTGCTTCATTAAAGGTTTCTTCTTTCATTTTCTTTTTAGGATCAGTGGAAACATAAGTGGGTTTGGCTGCTCCAGACTTCTGTTGTTGTCCGGGGTCTTGTCTGGATTTTCTAGCATCAGCAGAACGAAGTTCTTTCTTCGTCATACTGGCTCTCTTGGCCGAAGAGTAACACTTAGGTGTTTTAGTTTCACCAGGTTCATTAGCACATGGAGAACCATCAGACTGAACCCAACCGGGTTTACCATCTTTTGATTTGGATTTACCAAACCAATCCCTAAGTCCCTCTTCGTTGATTTTCATCTTTTTCTTTGCCCAATCGTCGGGAATCATTTTGTGTTTTGCCTTGAACCTATCATGAAGTTCCCTAGGAGTGATGTTATGGTCCTTGGCAAGTCTTCTCATAAGTTTGTCAATAGAGTCGTAATTGACATCACTTAGTTTTATCAAACCTTTTTCTAAGTTTGATACTACAGACATAATTACAAGAGAATCCTACAAGGTATTTATAAAAATATAGAATATCTTTATCTCCACTTAGGACCTTCAAACCAAATTGCAATACTATATCTAGTTCCCTTCAAAACAGGGTTCGCTTGATGGTCTATGAATGCAGGAAAAAAAGTCACAGTTCCTTGTTTCCTAATGTCTTCCTTATTTGGATACTGATTACATTCGAAGAATGTTAGATCACCACCTTCATAATCATTAGGGTCTGATAACTGAATGACCGCAGAAAGTTTTCGATGTCTTCCAGAATTGTTTATCCAAAAAACATCTTTGTGTTTCTTATATTCTCCTCTAACATTCCCATCATATTTTGCAAGTTGAATATACTCAAGATTGTCGATATGAAAACCAAACCACTCTTTGTTTGCTTCTCTTTCTAATTTCCAAATATGATCATAAAGTTCTGGAAAATCTTGGGGATACAACCAAGTTACATCACTTTTTCTATAGTCTTCAATTTTAGTTGACCCATCTTCCCCAAGATTTGCTCTTTGGAAAGATAGGTTCTTTGATTTTTCAATAATTGAATCACAATATTCTTTTGGAAAGTATGATTTGAAATAACACCATTCACCCAACATTTTTTAATTCCATAATATTTTATTTCATCATTTGTTTATTAAGATTTAGTATCCTTGAGACATTTTATTTCATCTTTAAGTGTATTTATTTGTTCTTGTTGCTCTTTAAGTGCCTCAATCATCACCGCAACTAAGTTTCCATAAGAAACATGTTTAATACCATCTTCATTCTCAGAAATGACTTCAGGTAAGATCTTTTCAACTTCTTGTGCAATTACACCAATTTGATGTGGATTACCTTTTAAATCATTTCTATCATATTCGACACCCCTTAATTCAAGAACTTTATCCAATGAATTTTCAATAGTCTTAATATTATCTTTGAGTCTTTCATCAGAAGTTGACTTGAAGTTTACCCCCGTGAAAGAACCACTAGCAACATAAGCATTATTAGTATTTGAGTTTTCAGTTCTGAAGTAAATATTATCATACGCTTTAATATAAGTATGAGAATTCGATCCAAAATATAATCTATTTTTAC